TCGTCATTTAAGACTTTAGCAATATCATCAACAGTGGCTTGGCTCCAAAGCTTTGCAAAACCTTCATTAGTATCACCTCCTGCCACATGCATACCGAGGAAACCCAATCCTTCATCAAACACCATTGCACCACAAAAACCTTTAAATGAGTATGGGTAGGTTATCGCTTCTTGGCGGTCGATAACATGCATGACGTCATTGATCAAATAACAGAAATCCTCTTTTGCTGTCTTACACTCACCATCTAGCGGTATTGCGACGGACGGTGCAACAAGCCACTTCCCTTTGACTGTTGCGCTTCTTGCGAAGTACTTTTTCATACACTTAAAAGCTGATATAGTGTACTTATCCATTTGTAAGATAGCAACATCTTCCTCCACGTTCGTGTACACACAACGATAAGGCATGTGATCAATTGCCCTGTTTTCAGCATCCATATCTGCTGCAGTTGCATATAATGTAGCAAACCCTTCAGTTTCCTGCACTCCATGCAACGGCAACACAATATAATGACCTGATACAAGGCAATTAACAACACCTCCTTTATCATCATGAAAAATCATGAAGTTTTTCTTGATTGACTCTACACAAGGTGACATCTTTTTGTTCTTCTCACTCACTTGCAACACTCTCTCCCAGCTTTGTGCATACGGGGTTTGCTTACGTTGAAACATAGCAGTGACCAAGCATCCAAAACAGACCATTAACAAAGCCGTCAAAAACGGATTCATCATGGCTGCTGTAAATACTGGTTTCACAACATAGTCTTTGAACAACTCCAATGCTGTGAACAGACTTGATGAAAATAATGTTTTAATATACTCAACACCATGCATCACTACTGTAGCTATTCCGAGTGGGATAGACCTCGTACTTGGACCAATTTGCGGTTCGACTTCCCTCCGTTTACTGAACACTTCCTGAAACATTTTGTCAACCTTCGTTTTCAGTCTACTCTCCACTCTATTACCAGTAAATTGATCCTCTTTTAATCTCTCCTGTAACCCGAACAACATTGCCATCCACAACACACACTCCTCTCTCTGCACATCG